CATCCACAGAATCATTTAGGTAAATTTAAAACTGATGATACTCAGTCATTATTAAACGCAAGACCAGATAGGATAGAGCCTGCAACAGAGAGGTTATTATTAGTTGATCCATTTACTACAGCCGCTGCAGATAGTGGTAGCACAGTTGTAACGGTGACAGAAAAGGATCACGGAAGATCTACATCAGATACAGTAAGATTTAGAAACTGCTTGGGTTTTGATGGATTAACGGCAGCTAACTTTAACTTAGCTACAGGATATGCTATAACTAAATTAACAGATGATACATATACTATTACTGTTGCCGCAGAATCTACCTCTGGATCAATTACAGGTGGTGGGGTGTTTGCTACAGTAGGACCGGTTACTTTGGAGGCTTAGATGAGCTTTACATTTGCACAGTTAAAAACAGCAATACAGGATTATACTGATAATTCAGAAACATCCTTTGTAAATCATCTATCTGACTTTATAAAAGCAGCAGAAGAAAGAATATTTAAGAATGTTGATCTAGAAATATTCAGAAAGAATGTTACATCATCATTAACAACAAGCGATAAGTTTGTAACAATACCAGCAGATTACTTAGCCTCTTTTTCGTTTCAAATTACTACATCAGGTAGTGAGTCATTCCTTTTACAAAAAGATGTAAATTTCATACAAGAAGCATATGACGCTTCATCTTCCACAGCCAAACCAAGATTTTATGCACAGTTTGATGCAAATAATTTCATTGTTGGCCCTACCCCAAACTCAAATTATGCAATAGAATTACACTACTATTACAGACCCACTAGCTTAACTGCTGGTGCAGATAGTGGTACAACATGGTTAAGCACTAATGCACCATTTGCATTATTGTTTGGGTCATTAGTGGATGCGTATATTTTTATGAAGGGTGAGCCTGATTTGATACAACAATATGAAAAAAGATTTATGGATCAATTAACAAGACTTAAAGATTACGGAGAGGCAAGAGAAAATACTGATGCTTACTCTGAGGGTCTACCAAGAGCGCAGAGAACATAGGAGTAAAATATGGCAACAGCAAATGCAGCAACCAATTATCTTGAGAGAAGAATATTACATTTTTTATTTAAAAATAACTCTCTTAGTTTTTCTAGTCCGGGTGACAGTATTTATGTAGGACTTGCGACAGCAGTTAGCGCAGCAGAAACAGGCTCATTGACAGAAGCTACATTTACAAACTATGCAAGACAACAAGTTACTGCGGCAAACTGGACTACGATAGGTGCAGACTCAACAGATACACAAACTGCAAAGAACGCAGCAAATATAGAGTTTCCAGCATCTGGCGGTACAAACAATACGATAACACATGTGTTTATTGCAGACGCATCAACCAGTGGTAATATACTTTTTGTTGGCGCATTAGATGCAAGTAAGACAATAGCCAGTGGTGATATATTTAGAATTAACGCAGATAATTTAACAATAGAATTGAAATAATGGCACTTGTACTTAATGACAGAGTAAAAGAAACTACAACCACAACTGGCACTGGCACACTGACATTAGGTGGTGCGGTTACTGGTTTTGAGACTTTTGCAGCAGGTATCGGTAATTCTAACACAACATATTATGCTGTGATACTTCCCGGCTCTGCGGAGTTTGAAGTTGGTTTAGGAACCTTAAGTAGTGACTCTAGCACGATAGCACGAACTACAATCATTAGTAGCTCTAACAGTGATAGTGCAGTAAACTTTAGTGCTGGTACAAAAAATATATTCTGTACAATACCTGCATCAAAGTCAGTATTTTTAGATGCTAGTGGCAATGTGACTATGGGAGCAGATTTATCTGTAGGTGACGATCTTACAGTAAATGGTGGTGTAATAGAACTTAAAAATACTGGAGCGCAATCAGAACTAAGAATGTACTGTGAAAGCGCTAATGCACATTATGCAGCGCTAAAAGCACCAGCACATTCTGATTTTGCTGGTAATACAACACTAACACTACCAGCCACCACAGATGTTATTGTTGGTAGAGCAACTACAGATACGTTAACAAATAAAACTTTAACAACACCAGTTGTAAATGCTGGATTGCAGTTAAAGAATGGTGCAACAAGTGCAGGTTTTTTAGAGTTTTTTGAGGACAGTGACAATGGCACAAACAAAGTAACATTGATAGGTCCGACATCAACTGCTGATGTAACAGTAACATTACCTTCTTCTGCTGGTACAATAGCACTTACTTCTGATATAGCAGGCACAACAGTAACCAATGCAACAAATGCTGCACATGTATTAGTTACAGATAATGAAAGCACTAACGAAGAAAATTTAATTACATTTGTTGAAGACGCCACATCTAGCACTGGTAACGTAGGCTTGGAGATGGATGGGAACTTAACTTACAATCCAAGCACTGGTACAATAACTGCCACGATATTTAAAGGTAATATAGATGCAGTAGATGGTGACTTTGATGGCACTCTAGAGGCAGACGCTATAACACTAAATGGAACAGCAGTTACAACAACAGCAACTTTATCAACTGGTATATCTAATGGTAATGTATTAGTTGCGACAAGTGGCATAGCAGATAATGATTTTTTAAGAGTTGATGGTACAAGTATAGAGGGCAGAAGTGCTTCTGAAGTATTATCTGATATAGGTGCAACAACTGCTTCAGCAGCAGCAGATGAAGCTACAGCTTTAGCAATAGCGTTAGGATAATGACATGGCAAATACATTTAAAGTAATTACAAGAGATGTTGCTCCAGCTTCTGCTGGAACGCCAGAAACTCTTTATACAGTTCAGTCTGGAAGCACAATAATTGTATTAGGATTAACACTGGCTAATGTTCATACAGCACAAGTTACTGGAACAGTTCAACTTGTAAGCACAACTACACAAACATCACAGACACAAAATACCACAGCACATATTGTCAAAGACATACCAGTGCCTGTTGGATCATCAGTTGAGATCATGGCTGGTAACAAGATAGTTTTAAATGTAGGAGATATAGTGAAGATAGATTGTTCTGTTGCAGATAAGCTATCAGTGACCATGAGTTATATGGAGATCACATAATGCCATATTTAGGTAACACAGCAGGTAATAGATTTGTAGCTAGTAAAGCAGCCACACAGTTTTCTGGTGATGGTTCTACAACTGCATTTACACTAGACCATGCAGTGGGGTCTGATGAGGACATACTTGTATCTGTAGATGGTGTTATACAAGAGCCATCTGTAGCATATGCAGTTAGTAATGGAACCACACTTACATTTACAGGCGCACCATCAAATAATTCAGGTAATAATATCTTTGTGTATTATTTGTTTAGGACAGTGGCTACAGTAGATCATCCATCTACATCATCTTTACAAGCAACAGACGCTACTTTTACTGGAGCAGTTACGGCAAACGCTGGTGTTAATATAGATAATATAACAATAGATGGAACAGAGATTGACTTATCAAGTGGTGACTTAACTATAGATGTAGCAGGAGATATTATTCTTGATGCAGATGGTGGAGATGTAAACTTTCAAGATGGTGGCACTGTTTATGGATTTATGGCTAAAAGTAGTGATAATTTGTTGGTTGGAAATGCAATTTCAGATGGTGATGTATTAATAAGAGGTAATGATGGTGGTTCAAATATAACTGCACTTTCATTTGATATGTCAGATGGTGGTGCGGCAACACTTAATAATGGATTAACTTTGACTGATGGAAATGTTGTACTGGCTAGTGGTCATGGTATAGATTTTGGTGCAACTTCTGATAGTGCAGGTGGTGGCAGTATGACATCTGAACTTTTAGATGACTATGAAGAAGGAACTTTTACACCGGGACTAATAGATAGTGGCGGTGGTCTAGGTGCTAATCTTACAACAGCAGTAGGACAATATACAAAAGTAGGAAATTTAGTAACTTTTTCTCTTAGAATAAATGGTGATGCTCGTACCTCAACTGGTAATCAAGTTTATATTACAAATTTGCCTTTTACTTTTTCTCCAGCAACATCAACAAATAGAATACAGTTTAGGGTAAGTGGCATTAATTTAGGTTTGGATTCAGGGTTTTATCGTCTTAATGGACAACTAGCAAATACAGACACTTCTTTAACAATATTAATGCAAGGCACATCTTTGGATAATTTTAGAGGACATGACTTAACACCAAGTTATGAAATATATGTGCATGGGTCATATTTTACGTCATAGGAGTATATAGATGGCATTAACAAAAATAGGTAAAGAAGGAATAACTGGAATAGATAATTCTAGTGATGCCACTGCCATAACCATATCTAGTGGTGAAGTTGTTACACTTGCAGATGACTTAATAATAAAAGATTCTGGAACTATTGGCTCTGCATCTAAAACAGATGCGATAACAATAGCCAGTAGTGGTCTAGTTCAATTAACAAGCACAGGCATCGGTGCAGGAAGTCAAGTATTTCAAGTCATAGATGATGGTGCAACTTTATTTCAAATAAGGTCAGAAGATGGTAATGTAAGTTTTCCTCAATCAGGTGCAGGAATATATCTTGGTGTAACATCAGGAAATTCAGCTAATCTTCTCAATGATTATGAAGAAGGCACATGGACACCAACATTAGTTTCAAGTGGTGCTACTTTTGCATATTCTGTACAACAAGGTATTTATACAAAGATCGGAGATGTTGTTAATTTTCATTGTGTAGTCCAGTTAGACGGTGGTGGTAACTCTTTTACTAGTAACTCCGTTTCATTAAATGGCTGGCCATTTACAAGTAGAAATAGTCAAGGAGCGCATTCAAGATTTTTTATTTCAGGCAGATATCTTAATTTAGATCATGGAAATGACTATACCTTTGCTTATGCAGATTTAAATGGTAATAGCAGTTCAGCACCTTTAAAAGAAGGAGGAGATAATGTGCCAACACAAAACTTAACATCAAATGATCTTTCAAGTTCATCTGGTCAATTATATTTACATGGACATTATTTTACAGATAGTTAGGAGAAAACAATGGCAATTACTAAATCCACAGAAACACCAAAAATAGAAGTCGTAAAAGATTGGAACATTCAAGTTGCAACAGATACGGTTATAAAAGAAGATGGAACTGAAATCAGTAGATCAAGGCATCGTCATGTTATAGTTCCTTTTGTATCAACATACGACAGTGATACTAAGAAATGGACACACACTGCAACAGATATTAGTAAAGAAGCTACTAACGTACAAGCGATAGCAAACGCAGCGTGGTCAGATGATGTAAAAACTGCATATAAAACTTGGAAAGAATCACAAGAGGTATAAATAATGCCATACATAGGAGTCAGTCCACAGTTTGGAGTTAGAAGAAAGCACACTTATACTGCTACAGCTAGTCAGACTAGTTTTTCTGGTGCAGGCGCAGAGGGTGCAACATTAAGTTACACTGACTCCAACTTTGTTGATGTATATCAAAATGGTGTAAAGCTAGGTGATGCAGATTATACATCTACAAGTGGTACAGCAATTGTATTGGGAACTGGAGCTACAGTAAACGATATTATTGAGATAATAGTTTTTGATGCTTTTAGTGTAGCAGACACTGTAAGTAAAGCAGATGGTGGTACTTTTGATGGCAATGTTACGATGGCAGGTACACTTGATGTAACAGGTAATGGCACAGTAGGTGGAACAATAACTGTCACTGGTAATGCAGATTTTAATGGTGATTTAGATGTAGACGGAACAACTAATCTGGATGTTGTAGATATTGATGGTGCATTGACACAAGATGGTGGTGCAGTTTTTAATGAAGCAG